TGTTTTACAACAAAACTATCTACAGCATATCTCTAGACTGAGACCTAAAAGAGACGAGTATGTATGTCTGGGGGAGATAAAAGGAAAAATAGAAATGGAAGATCAGATAAGAAAACTACCACCACTGAAATACCATGGACTAGCAAAAGGAAACTTTATCAAAAGAAATAGAATGTTTGAATCAATAGACACATCAGCATGGATATCAGCCGCAGTATCTAAGAAGACAGAAATATGGATGCACAACAGTACGATATCAATGTACTTTGGAAACAAGGGTAAGGGAATGGTCTCACAACTTCAATACTATTTAGAACAGTATAAAGAAAACCTAGAGATAGTTGGAATTACAAAACAACAGGTGTTAGATAATGAATATAATGCTCTTTTAAAACTACCTTTTGCAGTATTGTTCATGCCAATGTGTAAGTCTTTCAACATATATGATGCAAATTTTAAATAACTTTATATTCAACCACATTAATTACTAAATGGTGTCAGGGATTACCCTTAACGGTAGCCCTCTTAACCCGTTCTATCAAGTCGATAGTGAATAAGTACGTAAGACTTATTCCTTCCCTTTTGGGAATAAAAGTAACTTTAAATACTCGTTCTATTAATTTGTTTATATGCCAGATAAAGTTATAATTAAACAAGATAAAGGCAAGATGATAGGCAGTGTAGACAAGAGACAGTCTGTTAGTGCATTCAATGCCGCCAAGCATTTACGATCTGCCGAACTTCCAGCTTTATGCAATGACTGTATCTATAGGTCAGTTGATACGGGGGGGAATGGAAAATGTCCAAAATACGAATTAGACGCATCATGTGCAATAAGAGAAGACATACAGAAAGTAATAGGAGACATGGATACAAGAGATCCAGAACAACTAAAAGGCATATTGGATTATCTAGTCAAACTGTACACGGAACAGATATTTGTAGCACTTGGAGAGTCAAAGATGGATGGTAACATACCAGATAGAAATACCAATGCTCAGTTAAACTCATTGTTAAAAATCATTAACACCATGGTTGAATTGTCAGGCAAGGTAGAGATCAAAGAGACACAGGTATTCGATGAGAAGAACATCATGAAGAGTATATTTAAAGAAATGACAGCAAAGAAATCTATGATGGAAGATGGCTCGAATAAGTGAGGAAGACATTAGTAAACGTGAAGATTTCGTCAAGACGTTTGTAGAATGTGCTCAAAAACCATCAGTATTTTCTGACGTATTCCTAAACCATAATCTGTTTGAATATAATAAAAAGTATGTTGACTGTCAAGACAGATTCATAGTCTATAGAAGCGGCAGACAGGTGGGTAAAACCATGTCAACTGCCGTCAAAGCTATACACTTTGCTTTCTTTGCACCCATGTTATCTGACACTGTTACTAGAGAATGTACTATTTTGATTGTCGCCCCTACACAAAACCAGGCTAGTATCATGTATGATAGAATAAGAGAACTTGTAATAGGTAGTGATATTCTTGGAGATTACATAGTAAGAAACACTCAAACAGAGATGTGGTTAAGATGGCTAGATGACAAAGGAACTACAAAGATTGTAACGAGAGCAACAGGAGAATCAGGTACTGGATTAAGAGGATATTCCCCACACGTAATCATAGTGGATGAATGTTCATTTATCAAAGAAGATATTCTTACCGCACTTTTCCCAGCAGGAGCCGCTACAAGAGCAAAAGTATGGTTAACATCTACACCGTTTTCCATGATGGGGTATTTCTACAATGCCTGTAGTAATTCAAAGTCACTTAACGGAAAACCTGTTTCATCAGATGGTCAATGGACACAATTCCATGTAAAGTCCACTGAGAACCCAATGATTGCAAATGATCCAGATTATATTAAATTCTTAGAGAATCAGACTAGAGAGAGTTATGCATTAGAAGTGTTGGGAGAGTTCTTGGAGATAGGTAACGCGTTAATTCCACAGAATCTTTTACAGGATGCAATGATAGATGGTAAGCCTTATGGTAATGTAAAATACTATGTTGGAGTGGACGTTGCAAGAACTGGTATGGATGAGACAGTGTTCACTGTAATATCTAAAGATGAGAATGATATAATATTTGTAGTTCATCAAGAGAAAGAAGGTCAATCAAACATAGTTGATGTTGCAGGAAGAACCCAGGAATTGGCAGAGAAATTCCATGCGGAGATGATCTATGTGGATGAAACTGGTTTAGGTGCTGGATTATTTGATCTGTTACAGGAAAGATCAATGATAGTAAGAGGTATTGTATTTTCATTAAAAGAAAAAGAACTCATATACAAAAACTTGAGAATCTTATTTGAACAAAAACGTATAAGAATCGGGGGAAGACAAGAATTAGCAAAACAATTAGGAATGTTAAAGAGAGAATACACAGAGACAAAGCTAATGAAGATCAAATCAGACTATAAAGACGACCATGCAGACTCACTGGCAATAGCCTGTCAAGCAATAGCATCTGGAGACCAATGGCACGTTATCAAAATGTCTAAAAAACTACAAGAAACCTTATTCGGTTAATCTTTATATATCAATCCACTAAATACATACATGGATGAAGTATCCAAGCCTAGAAGAAGACCTGCTATAGTCAATCCAGAGACTGGAGAGTCAGGAAAATATGTTAATGTCCAAGGTAGGCACGTTTTTGAACCTTCAGGAGAACAAGATCCAGTAGACGTAGGAGACAAGGAATTGGAAAGATGGGAACACCCTGCACCTTCGTTTAAAGAAGATGACAGTGATGAAAAAGAGAAGAATACATATGGATATGGTAGACCAAACGATGGTTCTGACCCTAGACCTGATGAAACATACAGAGGAACTAGAGGAGATGCTGTCGAGAGTGAAACTTATATAGGAACACAAGGTAAAACAGACATGGATAAACTTGCAGATACCAAGTTAGGAGATAAGATAAAATACTTTGATAACGGTATTGCTGGAGATGGCACTGTTGTTAAAATGTCAGGTTCATACATTACATTATTAAAATCAACTGGATATTTTCAAGATATACACATAAACGACACTTTTCATGTATCAGAAATTGTCAAAGGAAAGCCTTGGAACAAACTATCAACCGAAGACAGAGCAGAAGCATTGACTAAAGCAAGATGTCCTTTGTCATATATTACAAGAAACTGGTTGGAAATTCCTGAAGAAGCAAGAGTATACATATCTAAAGTTAACCTAGTAAAATCTGACGTAGAACAAGGTGTCTATGGAAACGTTTCAACTGCCACTCCGTTTGATGCAGATGACGAATACGAAGAAGATCATAGAGATGAACCAAAATACAAATTAGATCATTCAAGATCAATGGTAGGTGGAGTATCTGATAAAACTAAAGAGGATGTTGAAGAAGAATATAACGCAATGATTTCTAACGAGAAGAAAGGTATAGAAGATATGAACGATAACACTGAGAAAGAATCAATGACCACTGCAACTCAAGGTGGATTCAACGAGGTTCACAATGAAAAGAAACCAGAAACAAAACCAACTGAGAAAAAAGTTGGTGTTCCAGAATCAACACATAATGATTACTATACACGCTACACAAAGTCTTAAATAGTACGCTTTTTATAGCAATGCGTTGAAGAATAATAAAGTTTTCTATTGCATAGAATGCAATTCGGAACTGCCTTCTAGGTATAAAGGAAGACAAAGAATTTATTGTGGTAATCTTTGTAGAAAAGCATACACCACAAAACACCCAAAGGTAAAGAAAGATGAAGTATAAATGTAAAGATTGTGAGTTTACAGTTGAAATGGATTGCGTTGAAACAGAGAATTTTAAAAAAATAATACAGCATGAAAGGGATCATAATAATGGATAAAGCACATGAGAAAATGTGGTCTAATACCAAGGATTATTATACAAATTTACTAACAACCAACATATCAGATGAGGAAAAATCATGGTATGAGAGACGTGTAGCGTCATGCGATAATCTGTTATCAACATTAAAGATTTCTTAAAAAAGTATATATCAATCAAGTGTTTACAGATAGCATGAGAAGAGCATTTTGGTGGATATCAACTGGTATAATGTTAGTTGTATTCATGCCAGTAGGAATATTATTGCTAGGTATTACTTTAATAAAAGAGATATGTAATATGTTTAGTGATGACGTAGAAGAGGTAAAGGTTAAGAAAAAGAGTAAGAAGAAATTTAAATCCAAAGACTATTCTGAAGAAGTTTTAAGTGAATATAGATGATAATATACTGTGATGGCGGTACAAGAGGTAAC